GCGGCCTTTAACGGCCATTTAAACCCTTAATAATTGGTTATTATAAGCTCTCCCACCTTCCGTGAAGGGACTCCCTACTGGTTATTCATACTATACAACACAGGCTCGGTTTCTGTCACATTAAACCGCCTATAAAGCTTCCTGACAGCAGGGTGATCATCATAAGATAGAATAAACCGCCCGGATATCCCTTTTAACGTATTACTGAGCCTCGTGTGGTCATCTTCCGTGAATGTATGCTGATAGTATTGTTTACCGCAAGGCTTATCCAGTAACATATGATATGGAGGGTCGCAGTAGAATAACGTCTCTTTCCGGTCATAATTCGGGATAAGTCGGTTAAAAGACAGATTATCTATATACACGTTCTTCAGTCTTTCTCTGGCCGCTTCGAGCTTTTCCATACCTTCACAGTATTTTGGGCCGCGGTTAGGGCCAAAAGCATACCCCGTGAAAATCCCGCTCCCGAAAGAGTTTCTGATGCAGTAGTAAAACGCTATTGCCCTGTCAATGTCGTCCTTGAATTTCCCTGTCTTTATGGCCTTTTGAAAGATAAAATATTCTTCCTTGCTTGAGAGGAGGAAATACTGTCTCCTCTTGAATACGTGGAGCTTGTTTCTCACTATCCGAAAGAGATTTACGAGGTCTGAGTTCAGATCGTTCCATACTTCTACCCCAGATGGCTTTTTCCTGAAGAGCACCCATCCTGCGCCGCCGAATACCTCAACATAGCAGTGATGCTCCGGCATCATAGAGATTATTGTTTTTGCGAGAATCCGCTTGCCTCCTATCCATGCGAGAAAGCTGTTCATAACATAGACTCCTTTTAATTCTGCCTGCTATAATCCCATGTCGTTCCGGTCCAGACGACGGGGAGTAGCAGGGGTTCCTGTGGTCTATGTTAGTGCATAGATCGGTGTCCCGTTTGCCGCGGGACGCCTGCTCCCTACTCCTTAAATCAAACCGGCCAAGCCGTGTGATTCACGATATCTATTGAAGCAGCATCACTCGATATTTGTATCTCCGCCTCTATCGTGTTCGCTGCATTCCTAATTGCATGGCATATCTGCAGTTTCGCTTTATAATCCTTTGCCGTCAACGTAGTGGTTACACCGAGTTCGATTTGGTCACGATGCCTACGAGCCTTCCAGTCAGGCAGGGTATAGTTTATTCGCTGAGCCGCCGATGCCTTGACCTCAAGAACAAGGTTGTATTTTTGTGCTGCCAAGTTGATCTCCCATCTATTATTCAACCAAATACCATGTACAGGCGGGATGAGATTCGTCATTGTATCATCAGGAATTATATTCAGCTCTATAATTCTGATGGCTTCGCCGGTGTCCTTCCGATATAACGTCTGCCCTCTATAATCTGGGACAACGGACCATATGCCGGTAAGCTCATCGAACACAGCTTTTTCTTTGTCCACTGCTACAGGGGGGGCCATAATTGTCGCGTTTAGGGGTATAAGGTAATTCTCTTTTTCTTCAAGCGGGTCACGTCTTGCCGTGCCCTCTCTCAAAAACTCTCTCGTGTTTGGATCGTAATGGTAAATTTTCATTGTTCCTCCTTGTCTTCCTTTTAATATTTTATAATCCACATAACATTGATATTTACCGGCCTGGTCTCATTACCTCCTGTGTTCTGCACAGGAAGGGAGTTCGGGCTGCTGTTATTAATCGCTGAGCCGGCTGGATAGGTAACCGCACCGCCTAAAGCATCCATCATTATAATTTCATGCTTATGCGCCTTAAAAATATCACCTTGCTTTGTTCCGACAAAATCCCCTGTCGTTCCGTCTCCCCTGTCTGTCCTTGTAGCGCGATCAGGATCAAGAACAGCGCCATGTGCCCATCCTCGCAGGAATTGTCCTCTGAAATCAGGCAGATTGAAAGTCGTTGCCCCATCTCCAATCCCGTATTTGACTCCTAACACTTCAAACAATGCAGCATATGTTGTCCGCGATACTGCGGCTCCATCGCATTCAAGTGCGCCTATCGGAGGGGTAGGATCGGGCCATGCACTGATTTCTCCAGCAAGACCGGGGGCACTGCCGTCTTTATCTTGGCTATCGTGCTTGTGATTTGAAATAAGGTTTAGAAATTCTGCTGTTACAATTGTCCCCTGCACCCCTTGTTGCGGGTTTCCGTCTACAAAAGTTGTTTTTGCCATGTCATCCTCCTATTTAAAATTCAAAATTCAACATTTAACTGTAATCAAAAATAATAAATGTATGCGCCGGCTTCAATTCGTTCAGAATATTTTCCAGCGCTGTCTGCACCGGCCACCATAAAAGCCTTTCGCCTGCCGTAGATTGTCCTGCCTTGAAATAATAGAGCGATTGTCCCGCGATTTTCACTCTCCATATCCAGATGACTGCCTCTATATACAACGCATCTCCTGCCCTGCCAATGCCTGCCATGAAAGGCCGCAGCTCTTCAATGGTAATTGTATAGCCCAGAGATGCGGCAAGCTGGATAAAGTATGGCCTGCTCAATCCGCCGAGTTCTCGCAGCTTCTTGATGACCATTTCTCGCCTTAGTTGTAGTGTGTCGTCACTGCCCGGCGTAAGCCCACAGACGCGCTCCCAGCCCGGCAATAATTCATAACTCTGGTCAGGAAACATCTCTTTAAGTAGTTCCTCTGCTCTTGTTTGCGCTGCATCAAGGTGTTCCCCCTCAAGCTCGATGTCCTTTTCAAAGTCCCCTGTCAGTTCGATTGGGAAAAGGAGCTTTAAAACGTTTTTATGTAACACTGATTACCCCCGGACTGATCATCTGGTATGCGATTGGGACAACATCCGCAGCGGGCACGGTTATTGTCACATCCGCTGCCCCGTCCTGTATGGCTATTGCTATCAACTGAGAACGATAGAGCGTCTCTCCCGGCTCCAGCGACTTTAAGTACGCCTCTATATCTGCTGCTATCTGCGCCTTGTTCGCATCGCTCCCTGTGACAGACATGGTAACTGCCTGAGAAAGTATCGTCGGCCCGAGAACCGACACAACCGAAGCTGTTACCGGCCGGACATCGTCAATATAGTCTTTTACCTGAATGGTCAGAGATTTCAAAACATAGCTCTGCCCTGTAGCAGCGAATATGTCTGTATCGAGGGTTAATTGAATTTCGCTGTCAACAGATACTACCTTTGCGGTCTCGCCTGTGCCGGTGTTTTCTGAAAGGTCTCCTTTCTTCACGCCCGATGTTTGAAAGGTTGCTGCAGAGTCAATTAGTTTGGATGCCGCAACCGAGGTATTCACCCCTGTCAGCGTGTTATACGAGCTTGGCACTTCAGAGCCGGTATTCGTTTCGCTTGCAATAATCACCACATCAACCGTGCCGAGTCCCTGAGCCAAGGGGAAGCAGTAGGCAGCGGCGACATTATCAATCTCCATCGCCCACTTCACATAGTCGTATTTATTTCCGCCTGCAGGCGGCCGTCTGATGTAATCAAGAAGCCGGGCAAGGTATGCTGCATCCGTCTCGCTGTAGGTCCTTTCAAGCCCTCTCACCCATGCATGGTGTTCCAATGCCTCTGTGTCTGCCGTATCAGGGAATATCTGTTTCGAAATCCACTCCTGATATTTATAGAGTCCCCAGAGAGCGGATGCAAGACATGCGGACTTAATAAATATTAAGCTTCCCTGCGAGGTATCCGCCTCCGGAAACTGGTTTTTATAGTCTGTTAAAATGCTATTTAAAAGTTCGTCAAAGTCTTTTTGAAAAGCCATTATATTACCTCCGCATTCGCTGTGCTCAGATTCAAAAGTAAAAATTCAAAATTAAAAATCACACAACCTCCGTGAATGTCTGAAAACTGATTTGTCTGCCGTCTGACTGTGTTACTTCTATGAGGAGCTTCAACCTGTTTAGGTCCTGAAGCCTGTCCCTCTCACTGTAGACATTGATTTTTGTCGCCCTGCCAATATTGAGGAGCCATTGCAGGGCTTCCTTGCAGTATTCCTCTGCAAGCGCAGCCGTCTTTTCTGTGTTCTTTGCTCTTTTCAAGAGATGCAGTCTTGAACCAAAATCCGTATTTTGAAAAAAAGAGCCTTTCCTTACAATGAGGCTTAGATATATATTATTCAGGATAGTGTCTGCTTTTTCAAAAGTCATTGCCCCAAGCCCTGTCCCCTGCTCTATGTTGATTCTAAAATCCATTAAGCCCCTCTCACGATGTCGGTTGCCTGATTTGCAAATTCAAGTGTTGTTGTCGGCGGCCCCGAATTGCTTCCGCCGGCCTGAACTCCTGAGTGCACATGACTATTAAACAGTTCACGGAATCTATCATCTATCAAGCGCCTTAATCCTGCCCTGTCTCCCGAAAGATTGATCTCTGGACTGTCCACCTGACATTTCACAGATGCATTTATAACTGCATTTTTAGTGTTGATTTCAACATCATTTTCTATATCCGCTTTGAGCTTATTGCCGCTCTTTATATATATCTCTTTCCCTCGCTTGAAATGGATAATATCTCCCTCGTCCGTGTAGAGAGCAACCTCGCCGTCTTCTATAGCAAGGCGGTATCGCCTGTCATCTGAGGCAATCATAATAATATGATTGCCCTCCTTGATAATGATTGCCTCGGCTCCTGAGAGGGGCCGAGAAGTGAATCCGTAGTGCTGGAAATACTCCCTGTTTGTAAATATCTCATCCGCGCGGCCGCTGGCCGAAAATCTTTTTATAACGCCCTCATAAACAGATTGAATTATGGCCCTGATCATGATATGATTTCCTTATGAAGCATAAGTTTTATATGGCCTATACGACTTATTTCCTTATCCTGCTGCTCTGGATTCCCGCTTTCGCGGGAATGACAGAGGGAAAACTTCCCTGCTGCAGCAAGGCCGTGCATTTTCAGACTGTCCCGCATGACAAAGAATCCGCTATCACTCTTGAAGCGGGAAGGGTTCAGTCTATCAACGGGAAAACCTTTGTTTATGATCTCGGCAAGGAGACTATCACTATTATCGCTGACAGTTTTGCTCCCGAGAGGTTCATCAAAGACGTTAATGCAGGAAGATGCTCTGCCCGCGAAAAAGTCACCCTTGTTCCTGACAGCAAAAGCCCTTTCAATGCTAAATTTAAAGCTCACTGAATCACCCCCGGATATCCAAGCCTCAGAGTTGTAATCACGCCTTTCTCTTTTGACATCTCAAAGGTCCTGCCGTAGATGAGATATGTTTCTTTTATTTCAAAAACCTCATCGTCAACATGGCACAGAGTATTGATCGTGTAGTTTTGTCCTTGCTGGCTATGGCCTGCAACTTTAAAATGAAGCTGAAACCCCTCATGTCTCATCTTCTCTTTCAGCATCCGCGCATGGAGTTTGAGACTCTGAGAATCGTTATTATTTTTAACCACAAGAGGCTTATAAAATTGCACGGCATCATTTGGCTCTATGTGTTTCGGGCTGATTGCCTCGGCTGGCACAGCGTCTGTCCCCTGCTGCTGCCCTACGACAGTGATCTTGGAATACTGTTTTGATATGTCCTCTACATGCTCGCCGTCGATGATATTATTTTCTTTCCCGTCCTTGCGGTTAACAAGATAGAAAGACGGCTCGCCTGAGACAACGGGCCTCCCGAATACGAGCGTCCCGTCAGACTTGCACCAGAACATCATCCCCCGGCTGTGACTGTATTCTTTCAGTGTCTCTGCAATTGTCATCCCCGTCTCTATCTGGCCAAAGTTCTGAGCGGTATCAAATAGAGCTGTGTGAGAAGTTTTTTTGCTTTTAAGCTTGCCTGTTATATTCTCCTGATACTCAATATTTTTACGATTAATAAAGGGAACTTTCTTCAATAGTCTTTCTGCTAATGCCTTGAGTTTCATCCCCTGAAGGGTAATAAATTCCTCGCAGTATGAATCCGTGAGAAGCCCCATCAGGTCTCTGCCTTCGACCCTGAGCTTATTACCGGATTTGTCGTAGCTCTTATTAACCTTATCTATTATTCCTGTCAACTCAACCTTGCCATTGACCCATAACTCACATTGAAGGCCGGGGAATACCTTAACTTCCGGATTTGCAAGCTCAAGGCTGAATGCATCGTCCGCGACATAGAGGTCTGAGTCTATCGTGTATGAAATAAAGTTCTCTATCTTATATCCGCCTACGACAAGGCTGATTTTATCTTGCATAGATGTTTAATTCTCCCCTCACAAAGTTCGGATGCTTGCAGCTATTGATTGCGTGAATCCGAGTTGCATAGTTATAAGAAAGCCCGTATTTCAGGCATATAAGGTGCAGCGGGATTTCATTTTCAATATCCACCCTGACAAGCTTATCCCTCTCAAGTTTGATTTTATTTACATGCTCAAGGAGAACCAGCGCCAGGTCCTTCAGGCTCTGCATGCCCCTTGATATCTCCACTGTTTCCTGAATATCAGAGCGCACATCGGCAAGCGTCTGCTCTATCTCCTGAATCGTCATTATCTGCTCTGTCGGTTCCGTTTTCAGATAATGGCCCAGGGCGTCAAAACTCTTAACCTTCTCAGCGCTTTTGAGTATCTGTCTTTTTGACTCGTCAGACTTGTAAATATACCCGGCTACAAGCGCCCGTCTCTGAACAGAGGCAATCCGTGTGTGCTTTGAGAATTTGCCGAATGACAGCTCAAACTTTTTCAACCCGTCTTTAAGGCTGAGTAAAAACCGCGCGGGCGCATTCCTAAGCGTGTTATAGAAAATTGCATACCTCTCTACGGTCTTTGCCACAGCGCCGATAACCCGGCCCGGAAGGTTAACCCCGTATTGTATGGTTGAGGTCAGAGAGTTTGCAGGATTAGATATTTTATTCAGTGTGCCTTCGAGCTTTCTCACATACTTATCCACATCTTTCACATATTTCCTTGCCTTCTTTGAGACGTCTGTGAACTGCTCAAGTATGCCTTTGTCAGGGTCCAGCTCCTTTGCAAGGACTTCGCCCGCCTCAGCGCCAAGCTCATCTTCAGCATCGGCTTTAAATTCCTCCATCTGCTCATCCTGCCCCGCAATAAACGCCTCTTCTCCTGCGGATTCCACATCTACATATGTCAGGGGATGTATCTCGCCCCGGAGGTTCTCAATAAATGTGATATCTATTTCCGCCGTGCGCTCCCTGTCGTCATGCCGGACGGACAGGGTCTCTATCTTGCCAATGATGATCCCATATTGCGGGTGCGCTATCTCTACAAGGTCTTTGCCTTCCAAAAATTTAATCAGCTCTATGTGCGAGTCGTAATTTTCGTTGTAGAAGTAGCAGCGGAATCTTATCTTGTGCGCCTTTTGCCCCATGTCCTCAAGCAGGGCGCCGTCGCGATAGGGGAATTCATACTGGGCAATGGACTTTTCAAAAGAGTCTTCTATATTCTCAATCTCAAGCTTCCACTGAGGATAAATATATGCGTAGTATTTGTCTTTTTCTTCAGGCATTAATGTTTAGTCCTTTTGAGTGTTATATCCGTCTTTGTGTTCATGCCCTGATTTTCGACAATCGCTTTATCACCCACAATAGTGATATTCATAGGGATGTTGTTTTTTATCTCAGCTTTTTTGAGCAGCTCCACCTCTTTGGGATGCAGGACATCGTAAAGTTTTTCACCGAGCCATCCTCCAATTCCGCCCTCATACCACTTGTCAGATTTTTTATTGACTCCAACTATCGCACCGAGAGCTTTGTTGACGCCGGTGCCGACTGCATAACCGACCGCTAAAGCAGGAG